CGCCGATAAGGTATGGGACTATCCTAGTTTCTATGAAGTCCACTATGAGTGGTGGAACTTCAAACATATAGCTTGGAACGGTGGTACGTTTGATGGGATGTATTGTCCGGGTGGTAAGCACATTGGTTGTGCTAAGACTCGTGGTGCCGGGTTCTCTTATCTGGAAGCATGTGATGGTGTATACAACTACAACTTCATACCAGGTTCACAGAACTTCTACTTTGCTTCTAGAGAAGACTTCTTAGTCGGTGATGCTATCCTTGATAAGGTACTCTACAATCTAGACTTTATCAACAAACATATTCCTTATTGGAAACAGAACAGACAGAAAGGTAACTCTCTGAATGACATGGAGTTCAATGCACTCTTCGTCGATGGTCAAGGACAGATACAAGGTGATGGTTCATCTATCCGTGGTATCATTGTTAATGACCCGAATAAGACTCGTGGTAAACGTGGACGTAAGATCACTTTTGAAGAAGCTGGTTCTTTCCGTAACCTTAAATCAGCATTAGAGATTTCATTGGGTTCCCTTCGTGACGGTGCATCTCAAATCTACGTAGGCCAAGCATCAGTGTTTGGTACCGGTGGTGAAGAGGGACCATCTATCGCAGGTTTAGAAGATGTATTCTATAATCCAGCTCAATGGGATATGATAGAGTTCAACAATATCTGGGAAGAAGGATACGAATCTACTAAGTGTGGATACTTTGTACCATCAACCTCAATGAACCCATTAGCGATGACTAACCAGGGTCAACTGTTGAAAGAACTTGCTATCATTGCTGATGATGCTGAGCGTGCTAAGAAGATGGGCTCTAGTGATCCTAAAGCTTTAGATAGACGTAAGGCTGAGTATCCTAGATATCCAAGTGAAGCTTTCCAACGTCTTAACAGTAATGGGTTTAACATAGCTGAGATAGATGCACAGATTCGTAAAGTAGAAAGTGATAGAGCACTACAATCATTCTTAAGATCTGGTAACATAGTTCGTACAGAAACTGGCCCTCAATTCAATCCGGACGTTAATGCAAAGCCGATTTTAAAGTACCCACATGAGAATGGTGATGATCTAAGAGGAGCGATTACTATCCTAGAGAAACCGTATTTAGGCCCGAATGAGAAAGTCCCTGCAGGAATGTACATCATCAATGTCGATCCATACTACAAAGAAGAAGCAGAAGATACTACTTCACTATTCTCTGTACAAGTATGGAAGCAATACAATATGATAGATCCATCTAATGAAGGCTTACCAGTAGCTTGGTGGGCAGGTAGACCAATGCTGCTTGATGAAGCTTACGATATCATGTTCAAGCTATCAGACTATTATAACGCAATGATCCAATCAGAGATTGCAGGTGGTGGTCAAGGTATAGTAGATTATGCTCGTAAGACTAAACAACTTCATAAACTCGAATTTGAACCAGAGTTCTTACACAACAAAGAGATTGGTAAGAATGGTAGAAACAGATCTTACTTCATGAACATGGCTACTGAGAAAAAGATACTCGGGGTTAAGTATTTACAAGATTGGCACATGCAACAAAGAGGTGTTACCGAAGATGGTAATCCGGTACTAAACATCCATCGTGTATACGATCTTGCTTTCTTACGAGAAATGAGAAAGTTCAATATGGAAAAGGGTAACTTTGATAGAGTATCATCAGCCATTGTTGCGATGTTCATGCTTAAAGAAAACGTAGCCAGACAAGTACAAGTAGTAGAAGATAGAGATGGATTCTTTAACAGACCACTATTTGGCGCCGATAAAAGTATGGCTAGTGAAGGCGGATTTACAACAGCTTACTAACTAACTTGCAAGTATAGTCAATAGATCAGTATATTTGCAAGCATCATATAGTTCCAATGGAAGACAACAAAGTAGATAGAACAGGGAAACCTTTACAAAGAATATCATGGGCTGCTAAGCAAGAGAATAAACAGGAGTTTTACAAAAAGACTGCTGATCACTATATTGCTCATAGCCAGTTTGACCAAAGCAGTATGTTTGGTAGCCCTAACACTAGGAACATTAAACAGCTATATGAAGTCTACAATAATCAGATTCCATTAGAGTGGTTTAAACACGTAACAGATCCTCTTAGTGCCCAGAAAGCTGAGCATAAGAACTTCCCTACCAAGGTACGCCCTACTACGATCCTAAGAACTAATATTGATCAACTTGCTGCTGAGTATCCTCGTAGACCATTTTCTTTTCACGTAGCTAACTTGGGCGAAGATGGATACAACTCATACTTAGATGGGCTTAACTCTGCTGTCAATAACAATCTACAACAACATTTTATGAGAGGTGCTATGATGCAAGCTCAAGAGATGGGAGTAGATATGACTACTGATGAGGGCCAAGAACAATTCAAACAAATCATGGCTTCTATTCCTACTCCGGAAGAAGTAGCTACTGCATACAAAGCAAATTACAAAGACAAGATTGCGATCAAAGCTCAAAACTGGTTAAGGAGAGCATTGGTTGAAAACGACATCAGGCGTATCCAACAAAAGATGTTTAAGGATTGGTTGATCGCAGGAGAGACTTATTCTTATAAAGGAGTACGTAAAGACAAATTAGAGTACCGTAGACTGTCACCGCTACAAGTAGCTTATGATAAATCTACTGATGTTGAGTTTATTGAGGATGGAGAATGGGTAGTTGTTTACTACACCATGACTATTAGTGATGTAGTAGATATGTTCTACGACTCGTTGAAAGAAGAAGATCACGAGAAGTTGGATAAAGATGTCTACTTTGGGAACCCTGGAGCATTCTATTCTCACTTACAAGGATTGTATGGTGATAAAAGAGGTAGTGCACAGGTTCCCGTATATCACGTAATGTGGAAAGGTAAACAACAACTGCAGAAGCTTACTTACAATGACCCATTAACTGGAGAGCCTTTAGAGGATATGGTTAATGACTCATACAAAGTAGATACAGCTGCAGGAGAGAGTGTTGAGAAGTTCTGGGGAAACATCGTACACGAAACATGGTGTATCGGTGATATGGGTACAGGACGTATCTACTTAGAAATGGGAGAGGTAGAGCATCAAAGAAATGAGATGAACAACTTCTCTACTTGTAAACTACCTGTTAATGGTAGATTGTACTCTGATACACACGCACAAAACATATCACCTTTAGAGATTGGTATACCATTCCAGATTCTTTACATCATTGTAACCAGATCACTAGAGCTTACTATTGCCAAGAGTAAAGGTAAGATTCTGTTTATGGATAAGAATACCATTCCAAAGACCGGTGGATGGGATGAAGAGAAATTCTTCTACTACTCTGAGGCTCTAGGTTACGCATTACTTGACCGTAATCAAATTGGAGTAGATAAGAGTTACAATCAATACAAAGTAGAAGATTTAACACTCTTTGATTCTATTCAACAGCTGATAGAATTACAGCGACATCTGAAACAAGAGTGGGATGATATTCTTGGTTTCAACAGACAACGTAAAGGACAGACATACGCAACAGATACAGTTGGTTCGGGACAACAAGCTTTGTTTCAAAGTACCGTAATCACTGATATGATCTTCAAAGGTTTTGAAGAGTTCGTACAGAAAGAGTTGCAAGGCATGCTTGATTTGTCTAAGTTTGTCAATGCTAAAGGAGTTCGTAAGCTATACAATCAAACAGAGTTACCCAGAGCAATTAATCCTTCTGTGTAAACTTGACGTTGTAAATCTACACTATCTTTTAGATCTTCCAAAGCAGGAAGCACGAATGAGTTGTTCTCATAGAAATCCTTATCTGATCCACCATTCTGTCTATGCAGTAAGTATGCATATCCTCGTGGATCTCGATCTTTAAGATCTGCTTCGAATCTATCCATTGCCGCTTGTTCTAAAGCTTGCTCTCTGAATACTACTCCTTCTGGTGAAGTTGGTTCCACTCCTTCTGGGTACTCCAAACCTTCTCCGAACTTATCACCACGAAGTGTATCAACTACAGCATAGAAATCCTCTTCACCATCATCGCCTGCTTCATCAGCAGCTTTTTGAGCAGCTTCTTCTGCTGCTTCTCTAGTAGCAATTTCTTCTGGAGTTTCTACTTTACCTGCAGCGTCTCCAGCATCTTTTGGTTTACCACCTGCTGCTATCCTAGCTGCCTCGGCTTCTTCTGCTTGTTTAGCTGCTTCTGCTGCTGCATCTGGAATACCAGGATTACCGGCAATACCAACTTGTTTGGCTGCCTTGGCTGCAATCTCTTCTTCACTTAGTCCCCCATTATCGAATCCTTCTTGAGATCCTCCACCTAAGTCTGATAAAGAAGGTTCTGGTGTTCCTGCACCTCCGCCATCGACATCAGGTGATCTGTAAATAAATTGTCTGTTCATGTTTTGTTCTGTTTACTTTTGTCCTACTACCTTGTTCTTAAGAGCAGTTTTTGCTTGTAGTTCTGCTATTTCTTTCTTATTAGCCATTTCTTTCTCAGCAAGTTGCACATCCTGTTGCTTGTGTTTATCTGCCATTGCGATCTTTTGAGATTCAAGGATGGAATCAGATGTAATCTTATTTGCAGCAAGTTGGTTTTTCGCAATCTCAGCAGAGTCAGGAATTCCATTATTATTGTTATCCCCATCGTTACCGTCTCGGTTTCTGTATAGTGAGTATTCTCCTTTGATAGATTCTAATTGTTCTTTTCTATCGTACTCTGCATTCATGTAATCTTTATCTAACTCTTTTTCATACTTCATGAAACGTTGTTTGATTTCTTCCATTTCTTGCTGAGCTTGTTGTTCATTTTGAGCTGCTGATTGAGCGGCTTGTGTTTCTAATTCTTCTACTTTTGCTAGAGTAGCTTTTAATTTTGCTAGGTTATCAGCTGATACGATTTCAAGTATAGTACTGGCCTTAGCATTAGGATTCTGTGCTAATCTATTAGTAGCATAGTCTTCCATCTTCTGTAACTTGGCATTCTCTGTAGAACTATCAGTTACAAAGATACCAAGTTCCGAGTTAGCATAATCATTACCATCAATCTCTAATAGCTCATAGTCGAACTCTGTTTGATTGTATAGCTTACGAACTCCTTTAGCATTGACAAACTTAGACAAATCAAGCATGCCTTGCAACTCTTTCTGTACGAACTCTTCGAAACCTTTGAAGATCATATCAGTGATTACGGTACTTTGAAACAAAGCTTGTTGTCCCGAACCAACTGTATCTGTTGCGTAAGTCTGTCCTTTACGTTGTCTGTTGAAACCAAGAATATCATCCCACTCTTGTTTCAAATGTCGCTGTAATTCTATCAGCTGTTGAATAGAATCAAAGAGTG